GACAGGATTGCATTGGGTGGAAGCGCGCCGCCCAACCACGTCTTGTAGACGCCATCCCCGATCTCCTGAGTGCCGACAGCGGAGCCTGCACCCATCTGAACCGTCGATGAGATGACGTGGCTGCCTGACTGAATTGTTCCGTTAGCGAACGTTATCGGTGGCACGACGCTGCTCGAGTTGAGCAGCACGATCTTGCCGCGGACTTCTTTCGTCTGTCCAAATGGCGTTCTGTAGAGTGTGTACATGTTCTATTTCCTTGTTTCCTTCAGATCCTTGACAAGGATCAAGCAGTGACCGGATTGATCTGAATGTTGATGATGTTGTTCAGCTTGGAACTGAACACGTTGTGGTAGGCGATGTGTCTGATCTCAAGTTGATCAGCATCGGATGCTCTGACCATCGGGCCTAGGCCGTCCTGGTCCCAGGGAACTAAGCCGTCCGCAAGGGGAAGGTACTCGAGCTCGCCCTCTTTGAAGCCCCAGATCACGTTCGACGGGACCGATGGGTCCTTGACGAGCAGGGCGCCACCGATGTCGATGCCACGAATGAAGCCGTCCTCAGAATCCTTTTCCAGAAGACCGTCCTGAATCAGGTCCTGCGCCGCAATGACCCGTTGCTGAGTCACGACCGGGTTCGTTCGATCTCGATCGCGAAGTTCTTTCTGAACGGCATTGAAGGTCAGTGCGTTGCAGACGAATCGATTCACGCTCTGGTGACGTTGGCCTTGGTGAACGGCATGGGCGGTCAGTATCGCATCGGTGAGGCTAGAATAACCGCTAGCGTTGAAGCTGGTACCGACGTAGCCACGGCTATTTCGACGATCGACGTTGAAGAAGCTCGTCTCCGTCTGAGCAACGCCGCCGGTGGGGCAGAGCTGTGCCAGACCGATGAAGCCTTGCTGAGAGACCGCGGTCGTCGATGCGTTCGCCTGAGCGATGAAGATGTAGTCGCCTACCGCGAGGGTAGGAATGCCGTTCGTTGCGTCGGTGACCGACTGAGCGAAGACGAGGCCCGGAATGTTGGGGTCCACCTTGTAGACCTGCATGCCGATAGTCGTGATGCCGGTGCCGCGGGCTCGAAGGTTTCCGCTGTTCGAAGAGGCCGCCACATCGATGAACGATGAGAGTGGATAGAAGTTCTGAAGCGTGTTTGCATCGACAAGGACGATCGTGTCGTTCGCAACGTTCGTTGTCGTGATCGCCGAGACCTGTCCGATGACCTGGTAACCGTTGCCCCAGAGTTGAGAGGACATGTCCTGAAGAAGCTTGTAGTACGCATCCTTCATCGACTTGTCAAGGACGCTGATGAAGCGAGTCTCGTTCGTGGCGGCCTGAGCGGCGAAGATGCCAGGAAAACGAGTGACGATGTTGTAGCTGACCGGAGGAATGAGGAACTGTCCGCCGGATCCGTACATGTTGAGCTTGGCCTGTCCCTGAGCCGTGGAGAAGTCAGGGGAGCCTCCGTTGGCAGGACCGTCAGAGGCAGCATATGCCTGGTAAGAACCACCCATCTCAGCATACGCATTCTTCGTTCGAACGAGCATCTTGATGGCGGGAAAGTCCTCAAGGAGGTTGAACGACAGAGCGGGAGCCACCTTGTAGTTCTGTTTGAGGTATGTGTTAGCTAGCGTCGATGCTACGGTCATGTTCTTTGATCCTTTCGCTGAGCGTACAGCGTTGTTCTAGTCATTAACTAGCAGAATGATCGATCAACGCACCCACTTTGATCGATCGATGGCCTGCCTGAACTGATTGCCTGCCTGCCTACGATAACGAGCGACGGCCGCTGCCTTCGCACGTTCGAACATGACGTCGTCGGGCTTCGGCGGTGGCTTCTTCTCGAACTCCTCGGGTTTGGCACGAAAGTGATAACAATCCCGCCAGGCGTAGAGAAACGCGTCAGTGGCGTGGTCCTCTTGTCCCTCACAAGGCCGGAGCGTGCCATCCTTTTCCTTCTCTCGACGATCCCACGAGAGCTCCATCATCTCGTTGAGTAGGATCTCCGGCGATCCTCGAACGAAGAGCACGTGCCGCCTCGAGACGTCTGCATGAAGCAGCTGCATGAACTTCGACTTGTCACGCTTGTCGGCGGATTCCCAAGGTTGGTTGAATCGTTGTTGAAGCGTCAGGACCATCTGAGCGTTTGCCGGATCGATGATCATCCTGCGTGGCTTGAAGGCGTTACGCTTCTGTTCGGCGACCTGTGCAAACTCGATGATGTCCTTTTCTTCCGCCTTCCACACGTCGACAACGTACAGCTCAGGCCTTGATCTGCAGTAACAGCACGTCACGATCGCCGATGCATCCCGCCTGCCGGTGTCGGCTCCCAGTACGTACCGCCACCGGTCACTTGGATCTATCACCGGAAGCCGGTCGACGACGTGTTTCCATCCGATCCCTGCATAGACGAGCAGCTCCTCGTTGAACGTCCATTCGCCACACCACATCTGTCGCCACGTCGGCGTCTGCTCTCGAGTGGGATCCTCTGCCAACGCCTCTCTTGTCTCACGATCGTAGTCATAGTGTGGATTCGCCTTCGCGATCCACCTGTGGACCCGCCAACCCTTCTTCCTGCGATCGTCGTCCAGGCCCTCTGCCTCTGAGGCGGTGACGAAGTAGAAGAAGCGCCTTTCGTTTGACGGCGTTCCTGTCAACGTGACCGTGCCGTGCCAATCGCCCAACAGAGGCCATATCTCGCGTTCTATGAACTCCTCGAGGTTGATCTTCCAATCCTGTGCTTCATCTATGCAGATCAACCTGAACTTCTGACCGACGATCTTCTGCTTCTCGTCATCTCGATCCGCACCGATCAGCATGATCATCGATCCGTTTGGAAGCTCGATCGTCAGTGAACCGACCTTGAACTCGCACTTGATGTTACACAGCTTTGCCTGGACCATGAGGATGTCTCGCCACATCGTTCGTTCGGCCTCGCCTCTGGTTCCAGAAAGGTATGCGACCTTGCAACCGGCGTTCGTCGCCGCCTCGATCCAGAGCTTTGCACCGACTGCCCAAGACTTGCCCGATCTCCTGGAACACAGGGCCGCCAGCTTTCTTGACGACGTGTCCGTTGCGAATGCTAGCTGCTCCGGGAACAGGGATCGTTTGAGCGCCACGATCGAGGGATTCTCGATCAACCCACGTTCGATGGCGATCCTTAAGGCGAGCTGCCTATCAACCTTCCTCGTTGGGCCCACGCTTCCCCCTTGGAATGTTGATCAGCTCCTTGGGATTGCATCCGACGATGTTCATGATCTCCTCGTCGGACATCTGCTTCGCCTGCCTGTACTCGCGCAGCACGGCGTCGTCGTGCTCGATCTGTTTTGATTTCTGATGGCGCTCTCGCATGTTGTCGAGGATCCTTTGGTTTTCCTTGAGCCGGTCGTAGACGTTCTGTGGAATGGGCTTGTCTGCTTCGGTGCCACCGAAGATCGTTCTGACGTCGTCGAGGATCATCTTCGTGACAAGCGCACAGGCCTTGTTGACGTTGTCCTCCTCATCGACCTGCATGCGCCTGACCTCAGAGAGTTCCTTGCCCTTGAGCTTGTGTGCATCGGTGCCGAAACGAACGGCACGGCTGAAGGACTTGAAGTTCACGTGACCCATCAGGCAAGCTCTGCCTTCCTCACGTTTGAGATCGGCAAGATGGACGTTGAACCGTCGTCTCGATCGATGATCAGCCATTCACAGTCTGGCCCGGCTTTGATTGCCTTGATTCCGAACGCTCCGGCTCTGATGTAATCGTGGGATTCCCACATCACCGACAACGTCACCGATTTGATGTTCCAGATCGCCCGCTGCGGATGATCGCTCTGTGAGTTGGGGGACGTGATCGAGTTGGACGGCGGCACAACGGCGTGTTGCTGTTCGTCGCATGGCGGGGGACACATGGCCGTCGCGACCAGCGAGCCGAGCGTGGGCTCTTCAACACGGAGGGCCTTGTTGCTTTTCTTTGCACTCATTTGATTGCTCCCAGCCTTTTTTGTTCGTCAAGAAAGTATGCAACCCGCTTGGCCGTGGACCATGATGCCATCTGAGCCCAAGAGGGTGCTCGACCGCCGCTGGCGACGGGCAACGAAGCCGCGTTGTTTGGCATGGCCTTCTTCGGAGATGCAACCACGTTGGACGCCAGCGTTGCGGGTGGCGATGCACCGCCGATCTTCTTGAGACCGGACAACTTCTTGAACGTCGTTGATGCGTGCTCGACCAATCGATCCTCCTCGATCCTTGCCGCCTCGTTGACGAGATCGTCGATCTCTTCCTTATTCAACGAATTGATATCGATTCCAGCTTCGTTAAGCGACTTGTAGAACGTGTTCCTGACGTTGTCGATGGATCCCAATTCACGAACCGCTTCAAAGTCGTCTGGGTTCTTATCGATGATGCCCTTGAAGAACGTTCGATCGGCGTCGATATTTTTGTTGTACGTTCGTTCTGATTCCTCGCGTTCCTTGTTTGCCTTCCACACCTTGAGTTGCTCGATCTCCGACTCGACGGTCTTGGGGACCTGCAACTTCGCCTTGTCACCCTTGATGTGTTGTTTGAGTGCAGGTATTCGATCTATGACGGCATCAGGATCCTTCACGAGCAGTTCCTGCAGCTCCCTGTATTCCTTTGCGGCCGTGGCGTCGGATCGACGCTTGATCTCCAAGTCGTGCTTTCGCCTGGCATTGAAACGTTCTATGTTCGATGGCTTCTTTGATACCTCGCCCTTGGTGTCGATCGTGGGGTCACTGCCTTCAATGGTGGTTTCCACCTTTGTGTCCGCGACGGGCGATTCCGTGGGCGGCGTGGGTGTTGCTGTTGCCTCGCTGCCCTCGGCCGTCGTAGATGCTGCTTGTCCTTCTGTGTTTTCCATCACTTGCCTTCGTTTCCTTGTTTCTTTTCTTTCTTCAGCTGTTCGAACTGAAGCGATATCTGTTCGAACTGCAATCGTAGCACGCCGAGTTGCTGGCATATGTTGAACAGGAGCACGTCAAGGCGTGGTGGCTGATCCCGGGCGATGGGGGCGGGTCCCTTCTGAGACGAGCTCCAGAGCTGACCGGCCGCCATCTTTAGATCGTCCACTTCGCTGCCCGGTACGTCCGTCACGATGCTGCCCCAACCGTGCCTGGTATCCCAGCCGGGCCGCCTGCGGGTCCACCAGCCGGGCCTGGCGGGGGCGACATCGCCGCTGTCAATTGAGCCAGCTTCTGTGCCACCACGGTCGACATCGTCGTCGTGTCGATGCAGCTGTTGAGAAAATCGACGAGCAGGTCGATCGTTCGCTTGTCTTCATCGTTGTTGAACGCTTTGTTGATCTCCTCAACGACGATCTGAACCACGATCGATTGGTCAGTGGCGAGGAGGAACTCGTCCGCCGTTCCTGGTTTCTGTTCCTCAAGGATTTCGTCGATGATCTTGTCCAGTCGATCGAACTGGCTCGTGAACCGTTCCAGGACGCCGTCCGGATCAGGAATGTCGAGCTGTTGGGCCATGACCTCACGCGACATCAGGCCCTGCTGTGCCATTTCGTTGATCAAAGCGAACCTACCAGAGGGCGTGTTCGGCAGGTTTGCGGATGGCATTGCCTTGACCTGATAACAATCGGCAGCGACGCTGGCATCCTTCCACTTGATTCCTTCGAGGAACTTGCGACCCTGAACCCTGATGTTGAATCCCTGGGTCTCTGCATCGATCCTGACGAGCTCGATCATCATCTTCGTCGCCTCGCTGTGAAGTCGATCCCACTGCTTCATGTAGTCACTGAGCCTGACCGATTGAGTGTCCCTGTACTCACGCTGAGCCGCTCCACTGGCATTGGGACCCAACGGAGTTGAAGCGTTGACAGAACCCTCGTTGAGACCGATCAGTTGAAACGCAAACTCGTGCTGCCACTGAAGCCAGGGAATGAAGTCCTGGGGTTGGATCGATGGAATGATCAGAGGAATGGGCTGTCCCATTGCGTTGTTGTACGGAATCAGAGCGCCTGGCCTGCTGTAGATCTCCTGGCTGATCATGTTTTCTTCTGGAACGAGGATCCTGGGCATTGCCACCATCGCCATCGATTCGACGAAGTATTGACAGCACTGGTTGATGTGGTTCTGCAGGCCAAAGAGCTGCTGAGCGATTCCTGTTCCCCAGTACGATTGCTGCGACTCTCGCCACCTGATCGGTATGAGTGGAAAGCTTTCCAGCATCCAGGATTCATCGACCAACGTGCAGGTCGAACAACACGCGACGTGTCTACCATCGTTTGCACCGGGTGCTGAAGGCAGGCGCCATGCCTCGATGATGGTGACGTTGTTTGAAAGGCTGGACGATCGAGCGCCGACGGTTGACACGGCGGTCAGCTTGTTCCTCGTCGCCTTCGCGATCAGCTCGGCCTGTTTGGGAAACGCCTGGCACAGCGATATGACATCGTTCATCGTGCACAGCATCTGTTCTCGAGGTCGCATCATCGATCCTTGAACGTGATCGACGAGAACGTCTCCTGGCCACACGTTCTCGCAACGGGGATTGCCGAACATGTCGGTGTAACAGTACAGGAACCCGGTTCCACAGACGAGCGAATCCTTTCCTGCTCGTGGAGCCATGACGTCCAACGACGATTGCGTCTTGCATCCGTCGGCGAACTGTCCGAGCTTCTTGCACTGGCGCGATAGCTTTCCGCCTCCGTTCGTGGGAAGTATCCTGATCCGTGGCGGGTCCTTGAACACCTGGTTGACGACGGCGTCGACTGCGCTGCCGATGACGTTGTGAGTGACCATCAGTTCATCCGCTGACGTGTCCATGGCTCGAACGCCGTTCATTGCAACGTTGAACGTGTCCTCGTACTTTGCTGCGTACATTCGAAAGATGTTGTTTCTCGCCTGGTTGTAGCGAAGGATGTCCTTCGCCTCGGTGAAGACGGCGTTGTAGACGTCTTTCTTTGGTTGCATCCACCACGCATATGAGAGACTGTTTGATAGAACTGATTCGTCGAAGTTGAACTTGATTCCGTTATCACCGTTGTCACCGTTTTCCATGTCAGAGCACCTCCCCTTCGGTTCCGTTGACGAAGGCGTCGTATTCCTTTGGCGTTATGCTGTACGCCTTGAGGACCTCTGAATCAAATGGAACTCGAGTTGGTTCGATGCCGACGCTCGTCAGGGCCTGCAGAGGATCGTTTTTCTTTGTCACCCCGGTGGATTGCCTGGATAACTTGATCATTGCACCTGCCCAGTGCAGCTCGGTCACTGCATACCCGCAGTCCGTCGCTGCTATCAGGATGCGTGTCAGCTCGTTGGCGAATGTGTCGTCTTGCATGAATCTAAGTATGTGTCCATGCGAAATCCGTGGGTCTTTTTGATGGATCCGTTGCGAGCAACGTGGAGAGCCATTCGACACAACGTCCGCAACGCGGGGAGCAATTCGACACAACGTGTGTTGCCTTCAGTCGTTGTCTTCACTCGGCGACCTTTTTTGTCGCAGAGATTGAGTAACCGTCGGTTCTAGCGTCTTCTCCTTCGCTGATTTTTTCGGATGGATAACGTAGATCGTCTTTCGCAGGTCGATTCCCTTGTTTCCGCGGTTCTTTCGTTCGTTTCTGGAGATGCGAGCCAACGCAGAGATCGGGTATTTTTTGTCGATTCCTTTTTGTTTGCTGCAGATGGCGGTGAACAGGTCGAACAACCCCTCATCGGGAGTGTGAAAGATCGTTTCATTGAGTGCATGCAACGTTTTTTTCATCTCCACAAGCATCGCTTCAGACATCTTGTCCTTTTCAATATCGGATTTGAAGGGTTCGTTGTTCTTTGCAAACTCAACGTCAATGGCACACTTTCGTCTATTCATCGAGAGCATCTCCTTCAAGTTCCTTGACAGCAAACATGATGATCCTTCTTGTCGACCATCCGGTCGATTCCTTGATGGCGTTGAACCTCAACCTCTCTGACTTCGTCAGGTACGCTCCGGTTTGGTAACCCTGGGTCGGATGTTCCTTTTGTTTTGTCTCCGCATCGTCCCTTGTGTCGTTTGCTGGTGCTATCATTTGTCCTCTTTATTCTTCAATATTGTACCATGTACTGTCAGCAATGTTCACCGACCACGACCCTTTTGCACCAGGGTCCGTCCGTGGACACGACAACGAATGGACACGCTGGAAACGTTCCCATCGCAGGCAAGTACCTTGAAAACCACAGGTCCTTGTCAGTCGATAGAAGGACGTGTACGTCGATGATGTTGTATGATACGATGATTCCAGGCGCTGATTCATAGCAATGAACGTGCCACACTGACTTTCCTGACGTTTCGATGAGCTTCCTTAACTTTTCAAACTCGTTGTTGTGACCCATGACCGCGTTGTTACAAGCGAATGCCTGAGGCATCGTCATACACTTGTTGCAGATGTGAATGCAGCTCGCGGTGTTTGCATACCTGATGTTCCTCGGCGAGGACACCTTGAGTTGAACGATGTGATGCTCTGACGTGAAGTCCGCACCGTCAAAGTCCTCTTGCTTTCCTTCGTTGTTCGTGAAGTCCTCATTGAATTGTTTCTTCAATTCTGCAACAACAAATTCATAGTTCCTCTTTGAAACGTTTGCATGTGCATTCGTATCAAACGGTTTGAATTCTGCTCTGACCTTTTCAGAACAGTGATGACACAGACCGATCTCTTTCGCCAGCTTCAGAAGCTTTGCACGTTGCCATTCCGTTATTGTACTCATAATACTATGTAGTAGTATGAATGCAATCGTTGCCCAACATCGTTGAACAAATTTCAAAAAATTGTGTAGAATGGAGCGCCCTTCAGGAATCGAACCTGAACGATCTGACCGACTTGAACGGAGGAGAAAAAGTCTATCTGATCGAAACCAATTGAGCGCTTATGTTGATTTCCTAGACCTTTGAGAAAGCGCTAAAGCCTCGAGATATGCTTCACGAACGTTCTTGTTCCTTTCGCCTATGGTTTCAGCCAACGCGGCTCCATACGCTGTTCGTGGGCTTTCTGTGGGCTTCAATCGCCTGTTCCTATGCAGTTGCCAGGCATGAATGCATGCAGACACGATGCATGCGATTGAACTAGCAACGTTGATGATAGATTGTGGATCGATGTGGTTCATTTGATCAATCACTGCGGAACGACTGCATATTCGATGGCGAGCGAGACCAACGGAGACGTGCCGGCGCCGGCGATTCCTTCAATGGCAAAGAATGCACCCGGAGTGAGAATGATGCTGCTAGCGATCTCTTCGATGTTGGGCGGGTTCCACGTTGTCACGGTGCCGACATACGCGTCGAGCGAGAACGCGCTTGACCTGATGATGACCGGCGTGTTCGTGAGCGAGACGCCGCTGTACGCTTTAGAAACATCGTTTGCGTTGGTTGTCACACCGCTAAGAAGCGTACACGATCGAATTGCGGCAGCAGTCTCTAGAGGCAACGTCGTCGGATTCAATCCCTGACAATACCATAGAGAACCAGCACCTAGCGTTCCGCTGACATACGCGAATATGACCTTGAGGATTTCAATGTTCTTGCCCGAACCAGCAGGATTCACTAACGCCAGTGGCGGAGTCGCCGTCAACGCCGTTCCTGGAGCTATTCCAGCTGTCGCCGTTGTCGCAACGAACGTGAGTCCACGAGACGCGTTTTCATAGTATCTGCCGTGAACGTCCCCAACAGCCAACGCGCAGTCTCGCGTCGTTCGTAGGTCGACGAGCGAACCATCCTGACCAAGAACCGGACCCGTTTTTGCTTGAACTTCGTATGCCATGTCAGTACGTATTCTCTTCCTTAGAGTTATTGAACCGTCAATGCCAATCCAACCGCAGGTGCAGTGCTCACCAACGTGCCACCAGCAGGAAACGTTGCAGGCATTGCTCCGGCTGAGAGTCCCGTGACCTTCCACGCAATCGGCGTCGTGGTCGTACCTGCTATCAACCAATTCGGAAGGTACTTGTTCGGACCCGTGATTGCTTGTATGGTGCTGGCCGTCGTTCCCAGGGAATCAACCTTGAGCACGATCCAATACAGACCAGGCGGGCCTATCGTATTTGTGGACGAATTTATCGTCTTCATTCCTGACGTTGTACCAAGAGCAACGGCACCGCCACTCGTGTATTCACTCGACGCCGCGAACGTTTTTGGGTATCCAGTGAATGATAGATCGTCATAGATCGCCATTCTGACGTTCGATCCTGCGGTCGCCGGTGCGTTCGTTTGAAACAAATAGACACTTGTGCAGAACACCGTGGTGTCCGTGATAAAGATCGGCATGGCAAACATGTCGCCGGCAACGCACGTGTAGGGCGTTCCTGCCCACGATGTGTATTCTGGAAGGTAGATCTGAGGTGAAGAGGTATTGACGCTTGTCTTGACGATGGGACGACGATCGGCCAAAACAAACGGTATTGGCGAGACCGACGTCTCACACGAACCCATCGGTTGTCTATCGATCGCTTCCTCGCATAGCGATAACGCGGCCTGAACGATTGCCTGAGCACACCGTTGATAACCGAGGTTGTTTGGATGCAGACCATCCCAAGCGAAGTATGTGTAGATGTTCGTTGGAAAGCTAGCGTCCGTCTCGCCATGAAACAGCGCTGCGTCAAAGTCAGCGACCTGAACCATCGATCCAAACTGTGCGACTGCATTTGCAATCGCGGTGTTCCAACCCGCAACGTCAGCCTGAGCAGCAACGTGGTTTGCAGGCGTTGCTCCAGAGAAGTCCGTGTTTGCCCCGTAATATCCACATGCATAACCGTTAAGCGTACGTTGAATAGAATATTTGATGCTCGTTGATGAATTGTTTGCAGTCTTGCTCAACGTGATGGACGTGGTGCTACCAACAGCTGATATCGTCGTTCCTGATTGAATCGCATTTTGAGAATCGAGCTCAACGATCGATCCGTTGACGTCAGTGCCCGACAAAAAGTTGGCAACGTTGCTCGTGAAGGTCGTTGTTCCATTCGTCACGCCGTCACCGAACGACATCGTGATCTGTCGACACGGCAACTGGGGCATGTTGCACACGATGACAGGCGAGGGTTTGAAGCTCTCGATCCAACACCCATCGACGTAACACGTTGCTCCTGAGATCGTCGTGATCTTGAGGTTGATCGTTTGACCTGCGTTTGCAGCACTCAATCCGTTTGTTGCAGCGGTGAACCTGACAGGAACTGGAGCAGCAGCGGCGGTGGCACCGGCGCCAAAGTTTGGTGTGGCGGTGTTTTGCAGGTTAGTCGTCAGACCAACGATTCCGGTCGTTCCTGTGATCGTGCCACCCCACGTAACGATCAACGTGTTTGTCGTGCCATTGAATCCGACGAGGTTGAAACAAATTGGTTCCCCTTGGTAACCCGAGGGGATCGTGAACGTCGCCGTCGACGTACCAGACGAATCGACGGCAGTTGCTTGAATCGCAAATCCTGACGTGAAATCGGCGGCTGAAAGCGCTGAGTTCGAAAAGTTTGTTCCGTGGGCCCATTGAGCGCTGTTTGCACACAGAAACACCTGCGATGCTCTGCACCTGGAGATCAACGTGGTGTATGTATTTGTGCACACGGTCTGCAACAGCGTCTGAGCCATGCCAGTTGCCGCAAACCCGACGTCATTGACTCCCCAATGAAAGAGATAACAACCACCCGTTCGACCATACGGTGGCAACGGTGTGGGTTTCCTGATCTCGTTCAACGCCTTTGCGTAGCCACCCTGTTGCCATCCTGCCTCCGTAAGAACGGCGGCATTGCGACCGTGATTGATGACGTTTTCTTTTGGAATCCCAAGCGCTCTAGCGGCCAAGAATTGCATTGAATAATCATCTGACCACTGAACGATGTAATTTCCTCCCTGAGGATTCGTACCGTTGATTGAATTCTGAAAGTACGAATGTCCAAAGCACTCCAACCCATTGATCGGTACCGGACGAACCAGAGGCGTCGATGTTGTCAGCGTCGTTGGCATTAGTTGATCACGGTCACAACGACCGTTCCTCCCGCGGCACTTGAGATCGCGGTGATTTGACCAAGTGCGACATCATCAAAGTACGTTCCCCCTGTCCCATCGTTTGCCGCAGAGCCTGCTGACAATGCGAGATGGTACGCAGTCGAAGTCGGTGTCTGACCGTTGAACGCAAGGTAGATCTTCGTCGTTCCCGTGTTCTGGATTCTGATCTGCTTACACTCCCCGCCGGCATAGATGCCAACTGGTGTCGTGCCGACGACATACTGGTACGGAGTAGATGCAACGAATCCGATCACGCTGTGCGTCTTTGTCACCGGATTCGGAATGATCTGTATCAACATGTCCAGCATCAACTGAATGTTCGTGTTCAGCAGATCGAGCATGTCGTATTCGCGTTTGTTAGCGAAGAAGAGTTCGTTGTTTCCGCCCGTCGTCGCCGCCGATATCGCTAATGGCAGGCTCGTGCCGGGCACCGTTCCAGCGATCGTCAGAGGTGGCGTGTTCGGCGAGACCTGAACGACGATCGACTGATCAGCCGCCGTCGCAACCTGACCGGATGTCTTAATTGCAGCACCGATTGAAAGTGGCTCCCCGCCGTAGCCGGATGCGACCTCGACCCGATTTTGGTTGGCCACATAGACGATGTCCACAACCAGCGACGCCGACGTTGTCACGTTTCCTAGTGTGTTGACTCCAATCACTCCGTACAGCGTCGTGTAGGCGTTTGGAATCCTCGTGTTGACGAACGCCAACAACGTGAATTGCGCGGTGTTAGGCGGCGCAACCTCGAGCGAAACGGCCGTCTGCGTGAGCGAGATCTTGTAGACGAGCGATTGCGTGTTCAGAAAGCCCGTTGGTAGCGTCAACACCTGACTCAACGTCTCAGACGTCGCCGACGATCCAGCGGTCACGAGCCTGATCTGGTTCGTCGCCAGCGTACTGTCGATCTGAACCGTTATTTGCGTTTGCGGCGACGAGTAGCTGTCTTGCAGACCAAAGTACGCATACTGATTTGCGGCCGTCGCGAGGCCTGGAACGTACTGCGCCGTGACGAACAATTGCATGGGCGCGTAGTCAAGAGATCGTGCGACAACGGTGTTGTTGCCACCGCTGACGGTTCCAGACACAATCAAATTCGACGAAGCAACAGAAACCAATCCACTCGTTGCCGCAATGAACCAATTGCTGACGCTTCCGGGGTTCGTCAATGTCCCCCCTGGGTACCCACTGACGAGTGTCAAAGACGTGTTGCTTTGAACCGAAGCGACTTGCGTCAAGTAGAAGTCAAAATCACTCGACAACTTGACGTATTGATATTGTTGAACGGTCGATAGGAATGATGTCCCTGTTCCGGTGACGGACGTTGACCCGTTCGTGAATGTGCACGTTCCGATCGACGACTCCAACGACGATCCGAAGAACGAATCTCGGAACCCGAGCTCGTCTGTCAGCACCGTGCCACGGGTCATTAAGTTCCCACTAGGATCTGAGTACAACGTTGTTCCAATCGTCGGAACGACTTCAATTGGATTAGGATAATAATCCTGCGTCGTCAGAAGCAAATTGACTGAACCGCTTACACCGACAGTTCCTTGTTGCGTAACGAACACAGATCCAGAAACTGCTTGTGGGCCAGAAGTGTAGACGCTCGTTCCACCCGTTGGTGGCGTCGTTGAAACAGATCCAGAAACGTTGATCGTCGCCGGCCAGTTCGTGATCGCCGCAGAAACTGATCCTGAAATTCCCTGCAAACCTGAAGTGAATACGTTCACAGACCCAGTCACAGATTGTGGACCGGATGTATACGAAGGGCCAGTGATTGACGTCAACGTTCCGCTGACACCGATGATAGCAGGCCAATTCGTTATCGTTGCGCCAACAGATCCTGACACTGCCTGAGGACCGGATGTGTAGACACTGGTTCCGCCGATGGGAAGCGTCGAGACCGTGCCTGAGATGCCCTGAAGACCGCTCGTGAAGATGTTAACCGATCCTGAGATTCCCTGCAAACCTGATGTGTAGACGTTCGTTCCACCTGCTTGAGGAAGGTTGCTGATCGAAACAGATCCAGAGACGCCGACGGTCGCTGGCCAATTCGTAATAGCGACAGATCCAGACACGTTCTGAGGACCGGATGTGTAGACGCTCGTTCCACCCGTTGGTGGCGTCGTTGAAACAGATCCAGAAACGTTGATCGTCGCCGGCCAGTTCGTAAGAGCGACTGATCCTGAGATTCCCTGCAATCCAGAGGTGTAGACGTTCGTTCCACCAGATTGTCCAGTCGTCGCAACGGTTCCTGAAATACCGATGACCGCCGGCCAATTCGTGATCGCCGCGGAAACTGAACCGCTTATTCCTTGCAAACCTGAGGTGTAGACGTTAACAGATCCAGTCACCGCTTGCGGTCCGGATGTGTATGAAGATCCAGGCGTTGACGTCAACGTACCAGAAACGCCGATGATTGCCGGCCAATTCGTGAGTGCAACCGACCCAGATACAGCCTGAATTCCGGAGGTGTACACACTGGTCCCACCGATGGGAAGCGTCGAGACCGTGCCTGAGATGCCCTGAGGGCCTGATGTGTAGACGTTCACGGACCCGGTCACAGCTTGAGGACCTGATGTGTATGAAGGACCAGATATTGATGTCAACGTACCAGAAACGCCGATGATTGCCGGCCAATTCGTTATCGTCGTTGGCTGGTTCACAGGCAAGTTGTTGATGTTGACTGCACCGCTGACCAACTGAGCGCCGCTGGTGTAGACGTTGAGACCACCCGTGAAAGGCGTCGTTGAAACCGTTCCTGAAATGCCGATGACCGCAGGCCAATTCGTGAGTGCAACCGACCCTGAGATTCCCTGCAATCCAGAGGTGTAGACGTTCGTTGGACCAGGCGTTGAAACGAACGTGCCGCTGACGCCGATCACAGCAGGCCAATTCGTTATTGTCGTTGATTGATTGACTGGAAAGTTCGCTACGCTGACGCTTCCGCTGATTCCCTGAAGGCCACTCGTGTAGACGTTCGTTCCACCCGCTTGAGGAAAGTTGCTGATCGAAACAGATCCAGAGACGCCGACGGTCGCTGGCCAATTCGTCAACGTAACGGGCTGGTTCGCTGGAAAGTTCGCTACGCTGACGCTTCCGCTGATTCCCTGAAGACCTGAGGTGTAGACGTTCGCTGCAGGAATGCTTGACACCACGATCGATCCAGACACCGCCTGAATTCCGGAGGTGTACACACTGGTCCCGCCGATTGGAAGCGTCGAGACCGTGCCAGAGACCGACTGAGGGCCGCTGGTGAAGACGTTGACCGATCCGCTGATTCCTTGAGGACCTGAGGTGAATGCGTTGACGTCTCCGTAGATGAATTGAATTGGAGGAAAGTTTGTCACCGCAACGTTTGGCAAAAACGTTCCGCTGATTACGGCGACCGTCGACAGCGACCCTGTCACCCACAACGCTCCGCTGGAGTCTAGATTGAGTGGATGAGGACTGGGATTTCCATTAACATCCAACGTCATTGCATGAGAAACGTTGTCAATCAACGATGGTGGTAGCAAATTCGCCATATCACATATGTAGGTCGTCCTGAAGAATTCTGGACAGACATTGTGGTTTGTTTCGACGATCGATCGAGATCGCTTTTCAGTCGATTCAGGTTAGATTCTTCATCGACGTTCCAGAACGTTGTCCTGGATCATTTGATGGGCGGAGACGATGGTGTTCCTG